GTTTGCACGTGAGAATTCAAGTCTATCAACCAATTTCAGAGCAGCCCCAGATTTGATTGCAACAAATCCCTCAGGTGCAGTAACCTTATAACCATCTTGAGTTCTCAAGAATGTTCCAAAATCTTTCACCTTTTCAAGTTTGCGAATTACAAGATTTTTTGCTGCTTGCAAATTCATATAAGACGCTACTGTAAAGTAAACAGATCTGCCATTCTTGGAAAGGAAGGATAATCCAGACACCTTCATTTTGTAGTATTTATCCCTAGCGGCGGGAGTCTTTTTGCTAATGATTTCCTTATCAATAAGTCTAGAATAGTAAGTGCTGAATCCATCAGAAACTGCCTTTACATTAGTAATCTCCTTTCCTTCACGAATGTAAGTATTGAAATATTGCTTGAATAAAGTTGAAAGTAGATACTTTCCGTCCCCAGTCTCACCAAGAATATCCAAAAACGCAGACGCCTGCTTTAATGATCCTTCTGCTTTGTTTACAGCAGCCTTATATTTTTGAAGTTCTGTGGATGTGAAATTGGCAGCACCAGAGGCATCTGTAAATGATGCAGTAGCAGCATAAACATCCGGAACGGATTGGAAACCGGATATATTAACACCGAAAGATGCATTCATATTTTCCAGGGATGATCCGGAATACTCAGTATGAAATACAATCCCAACCTTTGCTCTGGATATTTTTGAACCAAGTTCAGAGTCCACAGGAACAGTATATACAATCGTATTTGGTTGAAAACTATATACCCGCTCACCATCAATAGTTTTGATACTTACATCATCAGTAAAGAGTAGATCTCCCTGAATGACATTCTTGATTCCCAATTTTGGAAGGTGCTCAAGACATGCCTTCAACTTAGATGCCAATTGACCACTATAGTTCTGATCAATATCACCGGGAGTAAACATCAACTTTGGATTGGTTTTTGCAAACACGGATTTGGTTCCGACAAAGAACAATCCAGTTACAGGTTCAATACCACAAATTACAGCAGGAGCTCCATCCCACTTAGTTGTTATACGAATTGCTGAGCGCGGTTCACTAAGCATAGTGCCAAGTTCACGCAAAAATGTAATAGCGTTTTTTCCACCAGAAGAACCATGATTTAAAATATCATCTTCAAGGTGTTCCAGGTGAGTGTTTTTTGCCATCAGCTTATGAGATTTCTAATGTTTGCAAATTGTCCTTTGAGAAGGTGTTTTAGTTCGGAAGAGATAGTTGCAAAGAATTGTGGTTGTGAGTGGAAATCGCCTTTATAGCGAAGTTCGATGGATAGGAGTTTGAATTCTCCCTTGAAAACATCGAAAAACACCTTTGCAGCATCTGCCTTCTCAGTCTTGTCTGTATCCAGTTTAATGTGCGCGTCCTGCTTTGAAAGGGCTGCCAGGACACATTGAACACTGTCCAACCCAATCGCATCACCGGCACCCATACTGATGTTTCCCTTTTTACATTCACCAACACCAGTCACAAGAACAAATTCGAATTTGTTTTGGACAAGATCTTCCATCGTATCCTGAAGTCTACTCTTTAATACTAAGTTAATGAGAGAGTTGGCAAACAAATCAGAATGCTCTTCCATAATATCAAGAAATCCTTGATATAGAGGATTGACCTTATTACCAATACTCTGAAGTTTCTTGTTTACAAAGTTGCGCATCTCATTATGCGCCTTTGATTCGGAATTAACTAGAGACGGATCATCACTAATCGCACGAACATCCTTGATATTGATTAGAAATTCATATGATGTTTTTCCATGCTTTCTTCTTGGAACTTTCGCGTCCCACAAAGATTCATTTGATGCTGTCTTCCAATTATCAATACCATCAATTTTTCCAATCATCTTTAGTGGACCATCTTCTTTTGCTTCGCGTATAACATCCGCAAAGAATTGCTGCCTGTGCTTTAGAAGTTCATTCTTTGCCTCATTAAAATTATTCCCAACCATAAGTGTGTCGAATGCCTTATTAATAACGGTTGGATCTTGTGCTGTCGATTTTGGTTTTTTCTTTAGAGAAACGCCGACGTAATGATCCGTTCCATATCTAAAGATCACGTCAGAAGAATTATAGTCTGCCATTCCAAAGGCATTAATCTTAAACTTCTGAACTTCAGTTGGCCACCTAGTTCCAGTCAGGAATACTTTTGTTGGACTTGCTACAGTAATTCTATCGAAAGCATCGGTTTTTAGATAATCACGAACTGCTTTCATGGCAGACATTCCAACCAAAAGGTCCGTGTAAACTCTATCAGTATTCTCACCATCAAGTCTCATCGTCTTAAGAAAATCGTTCTTTACATTACCAATTCCCTCAACGTTACTACCCTCAACATTTGCGATCACAGTATCAAGTAGTTGCTGCAATTTCAGCGGATCTCTTGCAGCAGCATTTATTTCAGTATCACTAACAAAGGCAACTCCCGCCAACATTCCTTCAGATGGTTCAGCCATTCCTATACAGTCTTGCTTTTAGCCTATTTATCTTAACATAAAAAAGACCCCCTTGCGGGGGTTGCTTCATGCTGCGGCGGTAAATCGCAAACTGTACATATCACCTTCACGTTGAAGAGTATTAAGGGTCAGGGATTTTTCACCACTCTGAGACAAAATCTCACAAACCTCACCCACTCCAACACCACGACGAACTCTACACCTCATTCCGCTAGGTGTTTCTCCAATCACAAATGCGGAGAAATAATTCTTCACCTCATTACAAGCCTCCCTAAGATCATCATCAACTTCTTGAGTGGATTCCACCCACTCCATCCATTCATTAAAGTTTTCAGTTTTTGTGTAAGTCATAGGTCTCCCTCAACACGGTTTTCAGAACGATAAACAGCAAACGCACCCTCAGGATAACGTGAACTGAGTTTATCAACATTCATGGCAATAACTTCATTAAGGTCAGTATCAAGTGCCATACATGCTTGAGCAAGATACCAACAAATGTCTCCAAGTTCACGCTTCATATGAAAGACATTTTCTTCATTATAGGGTTTTCCCTGTAGGAAAATCTTTTTTACAACCTCTGTAAACTCACCTGCTTCTGCGCTCAATCCGAGAGCAGCAGTCAGCAATTGAGTAACATTTGCACCTTCTTCATTAAGGTCACGAAGACGATTTTCTAGTGCTACTGGATCTAGACTAGGTGCGCTAGTAACACCACGCACAAAATCAAGATACTTCAGATGATCAATCTCTCTAGTCATAGTAAATTCAGTCCTCTTTAAAATGTAAAGGAATCAAACTTTTTGTTTTTAAACTTTTCCTCTGTCCTATCATTATAGTCAACATCCTGTCCGCTGTCAACTAGGTCTGTCTGGGCAGACTGTTCAACATCATACAACCTCATCTTTGCTCTGTCAATCCCAACAACGAACCTCTTAAACACAGTAGGATCGTTATAACGATTCTTAAGTTGTTTTACAAGGATCTGTCCCAACTGCTCCAACTCTTCAGTAGAAATAAGGGCAAACATAAGATCAGCAGTAGCAGGCAAACCAAAGGACTCACTAGTATCAGTAAGCTCAACATCGCTGCTACCATAACCAGAACGAGTGGTCTGCGTGGCAGAAACGATAGGGACGTTTGCTTCAACAGCCAACCCTCTAAGTTCTTCAGCAATTGCTTTGATATACGAATATGAATTGACAGAGCTGTTTCCGCGATACCTAGAGGAAGCACATATATTAAGGTAATCAACGAAAATAATATCAGGTCTAAATGACTTCTTAAGTGTAAGTTCATTAAGAAGTGACTTAAAGTGTCCACTATGTGCTGATGCGGTAGGATATTCCTTAATTATAAGTGCTCCTTGAGTCTTCTTGGCAAGATTATTAACCTTTGTCTCGAAGATATTTTTGGGGAGTTGCGTAATGTCCTGAATATTAACATTCAAAAGATTTGCGTCGATTCTCTCAGCAATCTTCTCTTCAGACATCTCCAAAGTAATGTATAGTACATTTTTACCCTGGAGCAGTACGGCACTTGCCATATGACACATGAATAGAGACTTACCCACTCCAGTTCCTGCTAAAGCAATATTCAACGTCTTTCTTGGTAGACCACCTTTGGTTACTTTATTGAAATACTCAAGATCAAATGGAATACGATCTTCCTTACGGTGATACGACTCATAACGACCAATATAGTCATTAAGATAATCGTGACCGATATGATTATCAAAACTTACTGCTAATGCGTCCTGCAATATGGATGGAATGGAATCACGTGATCTCTTATCATCCTTTCCATCAGCAATCGAAATAGCATCAATCAAAGACAGATAGATCGCACGATCTCGACACCACTTCTCAGTAGTATCAACCAACCAATTAAATTCAGAAACGGTCTCATCCAAGGATCCAATTAAGGTGGAAATTTCCTTGAATTCGGAATCATTAATATCTTTACGATTCTCAACTTCAATATGCAGGATCTCCGGAGTCGCAGTCTTATTGTATGTCTCAATAAACGACTGAATCTCTTCAAAGACAACTCTCTGGTTCTTATCATCAAAATATTCAGTTTTTATAAATGGAATTACTTTACGACAATACTCTTCATTATACAAAAGGTTTTTGAGAATAAGAACCTCAAATGTCTCCACAATTTACCTCCAATCCATCATATATCAATTACTAGAACCATAACTAAATTCGTTTCTAGCAATATCATCAAGTTGTTGCAGAACCTCTTCAGTAAAATACTGGTCGGGTTCCTTTAGAATCTGTTTGGCATAAACCTTTTTGCCGTTTATTTCATAGCGACCTGCTACATTCTTCCAGAGTCCACCAAGTTCACCAAGTTCCAGAAGACCATAAAAACGATCAAGGCCGCGCTGATCATAATACAAACGGACTTCAACATCTTTGTTCTCCTTGCTTAAACGCGACTTAACAGCCTTTGCTTTGATAATGTTTCCAACGACTTCTGTTCCATCCTTCTCCTTTTTCTTTGAGAGATAAATGATAGTAGAAGCGGCATACTTAAGACCGCTACCACCACCCATCTCTTTTGTAGGAACATAAGCACCGATAACGTCATAAGTGTGATTTGTAACTAACATCGGAATATTTGCTTGACCCAATTTAAGAGTCAACATGCGGAATGCTCCCTTAACCAATTGTGATTTGGTCATATCGCGGACTTGCTTATCATTTAGAGCATCAGTAATCTCCTTCTCTGTTGAGAGCATACCTAAGGAGTCTAGCACAAACATACAGGGATTGCGCTCTTCTTCAGGTTTCTTAAGGTAAATATCAACTGCCTTGAGTGCCTTACTCCGAAATTCTTCTACAGTTACAACGTTGACAACGACCAAACGTTGTGTATCAATTCCGCGACTTTCAAGTAGTGACTTGGTGATAGCAGCTTCAGTATCAAAATATAAACAGTATCCAGTAGGATTAGTATCCAGAAAATTCTTAACAACAGCAAGAGAAAAGAAGGTTTTTCCTGTAGAACTTTCTCCGGCAATTGCTGTGATTTTATTAGCAGATGCCCCACCAAAAATACTGCCGCTAACGAGAGCGTTAAAAATATATGAACCTGTGTCCACATAATTTTCAGTCTCTTCAATATCTGATGCCAATCTAGTAAAATCATCACCAATCTCTTTTACAATATCTTTAAGAAAGTCCATAATGTTTAAGCAAAAAATGATTCCAGAGTTGTAGTTTTTTCGACACTCCACCCAATAGCATCAAGAATGATTCTGAGTGGTTCCAAGAATGATTTACCAAATTGTAAATCATAATCGATGTATGGTTCAAGACCAAATTCTTTTGGAAGGACTTGAATGAATGAGATTACATTTTCCCGAATGGGATTGGGTTTTTTCAAGTAACAGAATTTGAGTTTTTCACCACTCTGAATAAGTGAATATTTATTGGTTAGATCCTTGTCTTTAATGTAGTGATTATAAAGTAGAGCACCTCTAGCATGAACAGGTGTTCCTTTACAATAGATTGTGCTGTGAGACTTATACTTATTCACCTCAGACACAGATCTTGGGAATGAAATGTCTTCCACAGGAAGTTTTTTGAAGTCGGATCTACACTTTTCAATAAAGTCAATCACATCATCTTCACTACCCACCATCATCAGTTTCAGAGCGTCTTTAATCATCTGACGACAAGGCGCAGGAGTTGAAGATTTGATTGCTTCAATTCCCATGATCTTAAGTTTAGGTTCTGTATAACGGACACCTTCACTATCCCACACGTTAAGAATGTAACGCTTCTTAGCGGTCCAAATACCACGATCAGCAATATTCTCACGCTTCATGAACATCTTCTGTTCGTATGCGTTGACATAGGACGCCAGTTCTTCATAAGAACCTTCAATATACTTTTCAAGTTCCAACTCACAGATCTTATCAAGGAGCGACACAACGCCTTCAGTAGTTTTCTCTCTTCCTTCGAATACACGGTCAACAAGAGGACCCATATTAAGATAAATGGAGTCAGTATCTGAAGCAATAACATAATCAACACCCTCGGACTTGAGTACCTTATTCAGGTACGAATTCATTCGGTTTTCGATCCAACGTATACTAACCTGCCCAGAAAGGGTGATCGCCTCAGCATTTGTAAGTTTGTAGTATCTAAAATACTGATTTCCGATGGCACCATAAGCACTATTAAGAGAAATCTTCTTAGCCATTTGAATGTTGTTACATCTGGCAATCTCCTTCTCAAGTTCTTTAGTTGGAGTTTTTTCATACGCTTTCTTTGCCTCAATCATCTTCTTCTTGAAGACAACGCGCTCGGTATACATCTTCTCCATCAGTTCTGGAAGCATACCCCGAACGTCCTTACGATACTTTGCGCCATTTGCACAAACAGCAGTATCAGAACAATCAGAAAAATCAATCTCCTGATTGAGGATTCGATTGACAGAGGCAAGTGGATGCCGTTCATCCAAAAGAGTTTCTGGAGAAATGTTGTATTGCATAATAAGGTGTGGATATAGAGAGTTCAAGTCAAAACTCACAACCCAATCATAAACTCCGGGAATAGGTTCCTTCACATATGCACCCGCATACTTTTCATTCTTGGCAGACCTCTCCTTTGGCGGAATTACAATATTCCGCTTCTTCAGGTAGTTGTAGATGATGTTGTCCCACATCCTAACCTGATAGAAAATGTCGGCGTAGTTTACCTTAGCATCATATGCCATGGTAATCGCAAGTTCAATCAACTTCATCTTGTCTTCCAAACGGTCAACAAGTTCCACGTCAACGATGTTATACTCTACAAATTTCTGCCAGTCGTTTGTATAAAAGTCTTTGAAGGTCTCATGCTCAGAGTGGTCCAGTTTTTTCTGTCCCAACTCAACAAAAGCAATATGATCCAGACGATAAGATTCTTGCGCTTTATAAGTGAACTTCTTATAGAGATCAAGATAGTCAAGTTGAGTAAGACCACCAACATCATAAACAATATGATCGCGTCCATTTAGAACAACTTTCCCCTCAGTAACTAGACCCCAAGGAGAAAATCGTCTTGCAAGTTTTTCACCAAGAACTTTATAGAGGCGACCACAGATGTACGGAACGTCATACAACTGAATGTTCCATCCAGTAATCACCTCAGGAAGATGCTCCATCCAATATTCCATAAACTTGCTGAGAAGTTTATGTTCGGTGTCACATTCATGATAAGTGAGATTCTTACGATTGTGCTTGAAGGGTTTTCTTCCCCAGGTGACAATCTTCTTGGTGGTATAATCCTGAATTGTAATTGTAAGAATTTCTTCCGAACAAGAGGCAGTATCTGGGAATCCATTCTCAGATGCCACCTCAATATCAATAGTCGTCAGTTGGATTTTACTAATATCAAACTTAATCTCATCTTCGGGATACTTATCACTAATGTATTGGCAGACATAGCGATCGTTTCCGTAGATTTTAAAACCATCTACGTTCTCATACTTTGCAAAGAAGTCTCTACAATCTCGTACTAGACCAGGACAAATCTCATCAACATATTCACCCTCAAGGGTCTTAAACTTAGTTTTCTTTTTGGAAGGCACGTAAAGAGTAGGATAATACTCCTCCTTGAACATTACGTGCTTTCCATTTTCATAACCACGGACCAGGAATTGATTCCCGATCATTTGCACATTTGTATAAAATCTTTGAGACATGAATCATTACAAAAAGTAAAAATTAACCAATCAATTATGATCGTTTTGATAGTGCGATGAAGTTACAATATCATCCCATGCAGAGGGAAGATCTCCAGATCCACCAACGCGAGATCTCATTCGATTAACCTTAGCAATATTCAGATGTCTAAAATCTTCATCATGAAGAATGCCATCCAATTGCCTCTTCTCATTAGTTGAGTGAGGTTTCCTCAAGGCACATTTGTTGTAGGAATTCTTTCGGTAAGTTCTACTCATTTTACCATGCTCCAATACTTTTCAGCAATATTTCCACGTGGTTTGATCATAGTCAGGATCTTGTCAGACGAAATCATGTAGGAGTTTTCATCAGTATACTCAATCAACCATGGAACGAGAGTAAATTCACCATTCTGTTGCATTTGTAGAACGAATGGTTCAACCAATTTGCAATTTGGATCTCCAATCTCAGCATACACTTCTTCAATCTGAGAGACCAACACTAATTTCTGTGTCAAGATCAAAACCATCAGAGTTTTCGTCTGTTCGTCCATTCAATACCTCTTCAACATACATTTCTTTAACCTGTGCCTGCGGTTCAACAACAGCGACCACCCAATCAGTAATAATAGGCACAATATCATCAGCAGATAGAATAGGCCAGCGGACCAAAGACATCTGCAATTTAGTATCCAGAGGATCCTCAGATCTCATAAGAGTTACTTCATATGGTTTATCAAGGATATAAGTAACTACCCTATCATCAACCAAACCCTCTTTAATGTCAGAAATAACATTCTCGCCCGATTTCAGAATGGCAAGTTTAATGCTCATACACTCCTCTCATACATAACATCAGTATAGCACGTCCTCAGGTCAAAGACAAGCTGTTGACCTTAAGATTTCTTAAGTGCTCAGTCATTTTATCAAGGTATCCCCGATTGCGCAACTCCTTGAATACCAGATTTTCTACAGCAAATTCGCCGCCTTTTTGAATCGAAGATGATCTCATATTTCTAAATTTATTCTTAAGATCAATAAAGGCATCCCTATCATCAGATCTATTATCAATTAAGAAATCTATCTTTTCCATATAATGTTTAACCTTCTTTAGAATAGAAGGATCAGAAAGATTTACTTGAGTATGTGCTGGTTTTTTAATCCAATTACTCTTCTGTAAGGAAAATACTCCCTGATTGGATGGTGTTGATTCGCGAATATCTTGAGCATACAACTCAACATCATGACCATAGATTTTGATCTTGTGTGTTAATGCCCACAATTGCTTCTTATCCTTGAGATAATCATCAATCAAGTCTGGGCAATTTGCAATCTCTCTCTTATCTACAAGAAGATGCAAATCCAAATCAGAAAATTTGGTGTAATTATAATTTGCATTACCACCAACAAGAAGAATATCCTTAATTGCAGATTTGGGTATTTTTGCAAATTCTCCCCATTCGTCAGCGATGCGTAGAAGTGCTTCCCTAACTTCAGTTTTAATTCCATCAAGAACCCAAAACTTTGGATTCAATTTGTCATGATAACGAAGAGTAAGGCGTAGTTCTTGAAATGTTTTCATATCTAAAGAAGAAAGAAAGTGGAAGATTCCTTGATATTCGCCAAAGAATCTTCCGCGCCGACGATATTCAAGAACTATTTATTATTCATCCCCACCGCCACCATCTCCTCCATCACCAGCACTAGAACGACTTCTCACAGGAACTGCCTTTCCCTTTGGAATCTGTTTTGATTTTTCGCCGGAATAGACAGTATGTGGAACTGCATTCTTATATGCAATTGTTTTGAATTCGTCGAATGATTTCATTTTTTTATTTTTATTTATAGATAGTCCTTACGTTTATGCGTCTCCGGAACAATTTTACCTAGAACAATACTCAATAACCCATCCTCAAACTCAACTGATCTAACTTCCGAATCATCTGCCAATGTCCATGCTCGGGTGAAAGATCGTTGAGCCAGTCCTTTGTGGACATACTCCGTTTCTGTTTCTTTGTCTTCTTTTTGTCCTTCGACAAAGAGTTTTCCGTCTTGCGTGTATACAAACACTTCCTTTTTCTTAAAGCCTGCGAGGGCAATTTCGAGTCGTGATTCAACATTGCTCACACTTACTAGATTGTACGGGGGATAATTTGAAGTAGTTTCGTGCAAATTAAATAACCTATCAAAATAAGAATCCAATCCAATACTATTACGAGTGATCTTGTCCATAAGGACAGAAAGATCCGACGCGGTATACCTTGCGAGGTTAGTCATATAGTAGCTCCTTTAAAAGCGAGTTTGTGTTTTGTGGACCCTTACGGCATCCACTATTAATTATAACACATGCCATAAAAAATGGGGGTCGTAAAACCCCCACGAAAATTCTAGTTTACCGAACTTATTGTTCTGTGCGATTGCGCTTTCCGATATTATACTTCTGTTCCAAGATCCATTCACCCTTATCGCGGTATGGAAGAACCTTGATTTGGTTTAGTGGTGCAATATCCTCAATAAGACTTGGATTAACAACAGAAATCAAATCCCAATCAGCAAGAAGCTGAGTGATCATATTCCTTCTTTGAATATCATTTATTGTAAGGTTTGCATGTTTGCCATCAAGGGCAAACAGTTCCTTAAAGTGTACGAGATAATATCGTCCCTGCTTATGCAAAATATGACAAGATTGATATAGTTTCTTTTCCTTCCTAGATGCCACTCCAATTCGTGTTAGAGTTTCACGAACTTTAAGGAAATCGTCAGGCTCATTTAATAGAACCTCAACCATCATACTAGGATTCCAATTAATTACCGGTTCTGATACGCTCATTTTGCACCACCAACATCAAGTTTTTGTTTAATATAATTTAATTGATGATCAGTTAGAATTTTTAATGCTTGGTGTGCTTTCTGCGTATTATATCCATAATATCGCTTTATCAGTTCCAATTCATCAAGTTTTTCCTTTCTGATCCAGGGCGAATATCGCTTCCTTTTTCTCAAAGTATTTATATAAAATGAATATTGCATATCTTTTGGCAAATGGTGGTTAATATTCATCTCATTTGCAAATAGAACACAATCAAGATGTCCGGACAGACAACGATTTATAATAAACGGTGGATATTCCTTAATCACAGTAGGATCTTCTTCTGTGAGATCCACCTTTGTGTGATTAATTGAGTTCAACCAATCCTTCAGTTCCATAATTAAACAATAACAATTCACGACGTTGCTTTTGGTCTCTCATATATTCACCAACAGATCTCATGGTATATGTGAGATCAAATTCTGCGGTGTTCCAATCCCTAAACCGATCCTTTACAAGTTGATCTGAGTTATAACTGATTAATTGGTGTACAGAACAACGATCACAATCGGAAGCAAAACGATCGTGATCAAATCCTTTGTGCATTGATCCCTTACGCCCATAGAGGTTATCCTTAATATCATAAGGAGGATCAAGGTAAACAAAGGTGTCATTATTGACATGATCCAAAACATAATCATAAGAGTAATTCGTAATCTTCCACTTGGAGATTAAATCAGAATATTCCTTTAGTCTATTAATTCCGCGTAGTGAGAAATTAGAATTACTTGCTTGTGCAGAGAATGAAGATGACTCCGTGAGTCCGGAGAAAGAACATTTATTGACAATATAAAAATAACAAGCGCGATCAAATAAATTGGTTGACAAGTCATTTAAACCAACTTTAGATTGTGCGAACAGATCTCTTGCAAGATCTGGAGTGTTATACTTAGATTTATATTCTTCAAGAGTTTTGGATAGATCATTCCCGAACAATTGAAGTTGCTGCCAAAAATTTACCAGAGGTTCATAAAGATCGTTGACCCAAATATCAAGATGTGGATATCTTTTAGTTGCCTCAATTGCCACCGAAGCACCACCCATAAATGGTTCACAAAATCGCTTATAGTCACTCAAATCTGGAATATATGCAAAAATCTGCTTAATCGCTCTAGATTTTCCACCAGGATATCTCAAGCACGTTTTAAGTGATTTTTGGGTCGAGTTCGCCATAGCATCAAACGATCAGTTTTTTGGACGGTTTTACAATTGGAGAGAACATCTTTTCATAGTTCTCAATCACACCTTCTTCCACATCAGCAATATACACCACAAAGTTCTTGCTGACAACCAACTCCTTGTTGGACTGACTGAGAATAGGAGACCATGGAGCAAAGGCAAGTTGATTCCCACCTGCAGGGACAGCAACAATAGCGTTCTGGATCACAATAGAATCGCGACCACGTTCTTCCAGAAGTTCAGCAACAACATCTTCACCGGAAGACATGCGAATAAGTTTTACATTCATTTCAATTACCCCTAAAATTAGCGTTTCTCACATAATTTGAAAATTCTTCTGCCATGATTCTATATCCAGTTCCAACATAGACCTGACCAGAAACAACTGCAACGGCACAAACTGCCCAGAAGATATAATACCACTTAGACTTAACTTGATGCTTTCTCAAATACTCAAGTTCCTTTTCACGTTTAGACATAATAAATTACAGACGAGATGGACAACGTGCTACAACTGAAGCAATTGCTACAGCTTCTAGATTTCTATTATCGCGAATAACTTCACGAACGTTATTAACACCAAATTTGGTGCTGGCATTTGAATATGAAATCAGAACAGATCTAACAGTATCATATCCAGATGCTCTATTGTGACAGAAATCTGCCGACATATAACTCAGAAGGGCTGTTAATGTTAGAGTAACCATAATTCACTTAAATTCGCATTCACACATAATTTCGGTTAGAGCAGCAAGAGTATTGATTTCTTGATCAGCAACGAAACCACTTTGATACATATACTTAGCGATGATTAATACTGCCGCAGGAATACTGGATGGGGTCAGGTATTCATAGCAAGCATCATAGACCTTGCGAAGAATGATGTGAGCATCATTATCCAAGTTGCTTGCAACCCACTTACGAACTTCGGTAAAATTCTTTGCCTTAAGATCCTTTACCAGTTCATTAACGGATATATCTGAGAAACATGCAAGGATCCCAGAATCAATTTCACCACCAACAGCATATCGTTGACATTCGTTGATAATGCGGCGGAAGTCTGGAAAGTATTTCGAAATCATTTCCAGAAGAACCTTCTTATCGTAACGAATCCGTTCTGTATCAAGAATGTGCTGAAGTCTCTGGAAGAAAGATGCTGCCAGTTCTGCCTTCTGCTTACCCTTGAGAGTAAAATCGATTACAGCACAACGGGAATGTAAGGGTTCGATAATCTTGTTTTTGTAGTTGCAAGTAAAGATGAATCTACAGTTATTGTAGAATGCCTCAATATTTGCTCGCAACAGGAGTTGAACATCGTTTCCGGTATTGTCTGCCTCATCGATGATGATGACCTTATGTTTGGATTCTGAAGACAGAGAGACCGTAGAGGCAAAATTCTTTGCATGATTCCGCACGGTATCAAGGAATCTACCCTCATCAGATCCGTTAATGATATAACAATCCGCACCAAGTTCATTACATAGTGCTTTGGCGATGGTAGTTTTACCTACACCAGGAGGTCCAGATAGAAGAAGGTTTGGAATCTCACCCTTCTTAACAAATTCGCGGAAGGTCTTCTTTGTATCCTCGGGGAGGATACATTCATCAATCGTGCGGGGACGGTAGGATTCCACCCACAAGAATTCACTAGTCATAATTTAGGTTTGTCACGTTTACATCATAGCAGAAAAAGTGGATAATGTCTACCCACAATCAACCCTTTCTTCAAGGATTTCTAATCCATCTTCAACAATCTCATCCAATTTCTCATAATAGAGGTTCTCATTCCAACAGAAGAACAATTCCTCAGAACCATTTTTGTTGATAAATGTCACATAGTAGGTCATAACTTATCCAATCCACTCAGGTTTACGATCTGGCAGTCGAAGATAGTTGTCCTTTACCCATGGTTTAGACGCGACATACATTCGGTATGCCATAACATCATCGATGGACTCATCCAGTTTGTATTCGTCGGGCATGGCACGAACAAATGATTCAACATTCACATAATCATAGATTGAATATCCATGACTATGAAAGATTGCCATGGATTCCTCTATGGTGTTTTGGCAGGAATGTCGTTTTCCATACCGTTCTGTGTATTCGAAACAGAGGAACAAACCATGGGAGATCAACCAAGCAATATGGGTGGGATCCTCTGCTGCCCACTTGGTACAGGGATGGTTTCGGAAAGCACCCTTGGATGTGCTGTAGTAAGTCCCGTCCTGCTTGTGTAGGGCACCCCAGTCCCTATACCAGTCAGAGAACACCAGAGAGAGCATCTGACAGGTCTCTAGGGGCATCTTGACCACATGCTTGTCTGGCAGACTTTGTGCTGCCTTCTGGGGGTCTGTATCCGTAATGAAGATGTTCATGATTACAGGCAATACTTCTTAACAAGGAATGCTGTGAGAGTTGGAGACTTTTCAAGATAATATGCCTCTGCCTCTAGAGCTGCGGAAGCAAGGTTACGAGTCACTATCATGGAATTGATGACGCTCCTAATCTGTGTCTTACTCAACTCTGACATCTTAACAGGAGATAATAGAACAGGTTTGCGGTTGTTGCACATCTGCGCCACATGAACTGCCTCATGAACAACTGCGGTGTTCATGGAATTTTTAATATATGATTCTGGATAATTTTTTTGTTTGGCATATTCGCGAAGATTATTTGGACAAAAACCGACGTTTTTATTTGCGTCGGTCCAACCAAAAACTATGACGCTAGACTGGCAAAGTCCAGCATCTTCGTGAATTGTAAACCCAGTCTTAGCAACAACATTAATCAGTTCAAGTTGTGCGGGAAGGAGTAATCCAATCAGTTCAATCATGCAGTATAAACAGAATCTGGTTCGAGGGCAATATAGTATGTGAGGTCATAATCGCGACTCACAAACTTGGAAAGGAGTTTTTTAGAGATCGTGACATCATAAGAACCAGGAAGGATCTTAATATTTTCGACCTTGAAATTAAAGGAGAAAGTTGATTCAGTCTCACCAACGATTACGGAGAAATCGTTAGAAGTATCATTTTTCTTGTCACGAACCATCAGTTTGACCACACCACCCTCTCCAACAGCAGAAAGGTCTTGAAGTTGGTAAATGGACGCTGCCTTCAGCAATCGATCAAGTTGTTGTGTATTCAACTTGAAAGATACGTCCTCAGAGGGTACAACAACGGACTTTTCTGGGGGAGTTACGATCAGACTAGGATCTGAGAAGAAATACTTCGAACGAGTCTTGCCTTCGCGAATAACCACATAACTATCGTTAGAGAAATCCAGTTCAGGACTCTCATGAAGAGAAAGACCATTCAGGAATTCGTTCAGATCATAGATTGCGAAGTCGCGGGGAAACTCATCCTCAACAGTTGCCTCCGCAAGAATGTTCTTCATCACAGACATGGTACGCAGTTCTTTACCTGCCTTGAAGTGAATGGACTGGTTAATAGAAGAGAAATTCTTCAGAAGAACGCGAGTTTTATCAGAAAGTTTCATTTTGTTAATTGTGAAAGTTGATTACAAATATGGTTTCTTACCATTTATTCTACCATTATACCATTCTGGTCCAGGTTGATCAAAGCAAAATTTATCACACTTTCCATTAGACCACCACCTTTTCCCAGTTTGATCAAGACTTCTTTTTGTCCTCTGATCTTGGGAGAATGTACGTCCAACACAACCTTCGCTAATTTTGATTTTTGTTTGAGACGTATGCTTCCTTTTATACCCGGAAGTTCCCTCACCACCAGCAGTAAGATTGTGTAATATTCCAGTCCCCAAATCCACTCTGCCTAGGATTGCAATCATGTATACTTCATGATCCAAAGACTGCTCTTTAGTGAGGTTCTTCTTTAGAATAAGTATTCTATGGTTTCGGGGAGAAACCCACACTTTACCACACCGAATGTGTGGGACATACATTCGATTTCCCACACCTCTACCTATGTAGAATGGAGTTTTGTCCTCCCGCAAGTATGCATACGTGTAATAGTTTTTCATTAAAAGGTTTCATAAGTATCAGAATTGTTTGTGTGGAATCCAGCGAAGTGGTAGAGAAGCACACCATAGTGCATGATCTTCAGGGCGTCAAGTTTAGACATCCCATTTTTCTTACCGAAACGTGACGCATATTTGATGAGATTGTCACGACAGAACGGAACACCATCACCAATAGCATCAATAATGTCCAGAACCTGAACCTTGGATTTTTCGGATGTGTAATGGGAATTGTATGTACTCTTGAGATATTCATCAAGGGCCTTCATAGTCTTACCCTCATTAAATTTCCAGAACCCATTCACATTCTCATCAGCAACAGGTTTCTGGGGAACTGGCGCAGGTGCTGCTGCAGACGTAAAAGAGATCGTATCAGCACCAGAACCTCCCACGATGGGAACATTACCATAAACATATGTAGAGGAAGGATCTGGGTAGGTTTCATACCCATCATCATATTGACTCAAATATTGTGAGAGATCAAAAGAGTAATCTGATTCAACAGTCATAATAAAAAAGCACAGAGGTTTTCTACAGTATATCAGAAAGGATCCTCAACTGTCAAGGTGTCAGTAGATTTGGCACCATCAGGTTGATAGTCAGGATCAACTTTGTCGTACAGTTCCATAAAAGCAGTTTTGGTCTCATCGTCGAAACGATTGACACAAACCTTGATTGCCTTTGCCTTATCGTTGAAGATGCTATATGCCCGGATAATGTGAACCACACGACGGGTGGAAATGACTTCATCAATACCACCATCAAAGAAGGTCTTGCGGATCACATCAGACCAGTCAACAAGATGCTGACAGAAAGAACGATCCTCAACACCATGATCCAGGGCAATACCCTCAAGGATCTTACGCTCAATAGCAACACTAGGATATTCTTGCTCGAAGGTTACAGGGAACCGCTCAAGGAATGCTTCATTCAGAACGTTAGTGCCGATGAAACGACCATCATCAGAACCCTTACCTTTGGTATTTGCGGTTGCAATCACGTTGAAACCAGCGGCAG